CAATTGTTTGTCTACATTTAAAACTTTAACCCTCTCAGTACCAATCCCTAGAATATCATTCTCCCTAATATTAGGATATTCAAGAACTCCTCCAACATTAAGAAAAGTAACTATCCCAGTAACAGAAGTAGACCCTAATCCTGTAGGATTACTTGTACCAACTCCAACCAATTTTAATAAATTAGTCGTAATTCCTACTTTATAAGATCCTTCAATATCAGAAGAAGTAGTAGATAATCCAGAAACTGAAATTATATCATTAGCTAAGAAATTATGTGGATTTTCACACCACCCAATCCAATCACCATTTACTTTTTCAGTAGGATAGAATTCAACCCCACTAATAGTACTAGTCGCCACACTTACATTAGTAACAACATCACCCTCAAGTAATGAAATGCTAGCTTTTGCCCCAGAATTGGGATCATGCTCCATTTGCAATATTCCATTAGTATTAGTAAGACGCGAACCTCTTCTAACTGCTGCAGTGTCACTATTATCAAATATTACCTCATCACCCATCTTATACATTTTTCCAGCACTACTAATCCCAACATCCTGAACTGTTCCACGAGTAGTAGAAAGAATATCTACTTTTTGTTTCAACTTATTGGGTATATAAGCATATTTGTAAGTGATATCGTCTTCTATTAAATTATAGGGTTCAGTATTCCTAAACCAATTCTCTGCAGAAAGATTAAAATCATCCTGATTTGAATGAAGATCGAAATTAAATTTATTAGGAACTGAATGATACGCATCACCAACCAAATATGGGAACTTTGGTTCTCGATATTCTAAGAAAGGTCCAGCAGACGCCGTTACTGCATCAACAGTAGCAAAATATGCATAAGTTCCATTTGGAAATTCTGGAGTAATGCAGAATCTTCCATTATTTTTATCTAGAACTGTCTCATCATTTACTTCAGTATAAGTATAATCTTCAATGAAAAATCCTTCAGGGAAAAATACTTCAGATGGTCTATTGGATTTCAAATCAAGTTTGTACCCAGATTTCATCTGTTTAATCACACCACCTCTTCTAGTAGCATATCCATATGGACCATAAATCGGATTTCCATCATATGCCCACCCAATTATTGGAGAATGTCCTGTAGCAGAAATTTCTGATCCATTTTGTTTGCTTAAATCATTCTGCCCATATAAAGTGTTGCCATCCTGATCAGTTGAATAAACCGACTCTCTAAGTATTCTGGGAGCATATAAATGGGTATATTGAAGTCCAATTCGACCATCTACTATAAATCCATCATCTAACGTGAATTTTTCCCAATGTTTTCCTACTAAATTTACACGCCATTTCTGAAGCTGTGCTTTAAATTCTGCTCCTCCTCCAGGAAAATCAAGAAAAGATATTACATTTTGTTGCGTATATCCTTCACCACCTTGAAGTACTTTAATAGATTCTATTCTACCATCTTCTGCTAATATTGGAGTAGCAACACAACCGAAACCATACCCTGCTCGTTCTTCTACTATTACATCAGGTGGGGAATTATATCCATGACCAGGATTTTCAACTATAATCTCAGAAACTCTTCCATCAATAACAACTGGTTTTAATTGAGCTTCTTCTCCAAATGATAAATTAATAGATGGTTGTCTCACATAATCCATCACTGTAGAATTACCATATCCTACACCATTATCAGAAAGATGTACGCCTGTTACTCTTCCTCTAAATATTGGTTGAATTTCACATGCAAAATTTACTCCATCAGCAGGTTGATCTCCAGTTGCTGTAGTACCATAACCAACTATAGATGATATACCAATTTCACCTAATACATTAACTTCAATGGGTGGATAATTAAAGAATTGAGTTCCTATACCAGTTGATTCTATATTAATAAATTGACTACTCTGATAATAAATGTCATAATCAATCGTCGCTATACCTACATTAGATAATTTAAAATTATCATCATCAATCTTTGTTAAAATGTAATCGGTAGCACTAGAAATTCCCGACATTTCTGTCGCACCATCACCAAGACTATACCTAACGGTTTCTCCAGAATTATATCCATGATCTTCAATAGTAATTACATTATTAGATGTATTAACTCCAACTGGATATAAAGATCTTTGTCTATAAGTATATCCACTTCCTTCATCAATTACATTAACAGAACTCAATACCATTCTTTCATGAACAGGTTTAAGAATTTGATTACCAACACCATAATCAGTTATTACGACAGTATTAATTCCTAAAATAGAATCTCCTTGTGTGGGATATAACTGAACTGTAAAATTATCTACAACACCGATAAAATATTTGTTATACGTATTTAATCCAACAATACCATCTTGACCTTCACTATAATAGACTACTGGTTCTTCAGGTCTAAGTTTATGATAGGTTGAAAATCCAATTGTCGAAACTGTAGCACCAATTCCTATTAAATTTACATTCTGGGCACTGAAAGATGCTTCATATTGAATATACCCCATATTTGGCTGAGCAACTGCTCCTGTACCATTACCACCTGTAATTGTAACCGATGGCATTCTTGTATAATCAGATCCAGGACTTTTAACTCTAATTTCCTGTAAACTACCCTGTACATCTACAAATCCAGTAGCTCCAATTCCAGTAACATCATCAATATACAAAAGAGGTGGATCAATAATATCATAATCATTACCTTCTGCTAATATTTCAATATTTTCAATTTTTCCAGAATTAACTAACTGTTTTGATTTATAATTTTGAACTTCAACACCATTTATTAATATTCCAGTAGGACCTGGTACAGTTTCAAATATCTCAGAATCCTGTATTGGTGTTTGAAGAGATCTTACTATTTTTTGCGATTCTAAAGTTTTAAGTTTGAATGTATAAGGCTCTATTTTATTATTTTCGACTGTTATCTCATTATCAGTTACAACAAAAACTCCATTAGCAATATCCGCTATACTTTTTGCTAATCTTATTGTATATGCGTCTAATCTTTTTATAAAATATAAACCTTCTTCAAATAAGAAAGAATAAGTGACAATCCTAGTTTGAATTTTGCCAAAAGAATCATAATAAGTTTCAGCTTCTTTTTGTGGGGTATACCAAACAGCATCTCCTGTATAAAATCCGTGATCTAGAGTTGAAGTTATTGTAAATGCACTTGTTGCCGGGAATGTTCCATTAAGAGCAACAGATCTACTCGAAACGTTAAGTGGTTGAGCATTATATGAAGGAATAGATGGAGATGCAATTAGATAATCACTACCTTGTTTATATAAATTCTGTACATTAGTTAAAAATCGTGATGAATCTGGGAAAGTGTTGGATATAGACCTTAAAAGAACTCTTTTAACAGTATACGTATCAATAGTCGCAAGATTTCCTTGACCTTTTATAATAAAGGATGTTGCAGATTTAATCTCACTAATTGTAGACATTGGCCTTTCAAGGGTGTCTCTACCTATTAAAATTACATTATCACCCACTCTAAAAGAATGTTCTGTTTTTAAATAAACTAGGTAAGTTTGATCTGAAATATCAATTAATTCAACACTCTTAACATTATACTGCGTTGCAATATTATAAAACCAATTTCTTCCTTTAAAACTCTTTTCTTTAATACCTAAAGTTTTAATTTTAGCAACATCACTATGTGAATAATAGCGATTAGTATTTGCATAATTAAGACTCTCTAATACCGAACCTACCCGTACTCTGATAATACTACCATCACCGGTATTTGATTGAGCATAACAATACGTATTAATCCCAACATCTTCAGCATCTTCAATTATTCCAATTACATTAGAACATCCAAAGAACTGATTTAAATTCTTAGAAGTATAAGAAACAATACCAAGTTTAGTATCGTTATACCTTACAGACAATTCACCAGTATTTGGAAACCCTACAGTTGAATCAACATCAAATATAGTAGTTCCTGCAGATACTTGTCCAATCATCCGCGTTTTAGGATGAGTAATAAATGTACCGTAAGTAGCACCTTCTACTCTAGAATCTCTATTATATCCAGCATCTAAACTAAGTTTATAAAAAGTTTTTGCCAGTCCAACATTTATTTGCTCTACATTTGTAATTGGAGCATATGCCTTTTCAATAAATGAAGGATCGCCATATGGATCTTGAAATAGAGTCGAATTCTCCAACTCCATTGGATCACCTTCTACACCTTCTACAACAAAATCATTAGTAATAATATAATGGGCATTGGATGGTGTAAAAAGAAAATCTCTTGGCTTTATAACACTTACTTCTTCATTATATAATGCTTTAAATAAGATTTGAAAAGAAAGATCAGTTCCTTTACTTCTATAAAAATCTTTTGATTGTTTAATAAAAACATTCTTATTCAAATCTTTATGTAATTTTCTATTCTCAAAACCAGGTAAAAGTTGATGCTTTGTTTTTAATAAGAAATCTTTAAGGAAAATACAACTTAAATTGGTTATTGTAGCCCCTTTTTCATGATCAGCAGATATAGTAGAATCAAAAACTAACTGATCTGGACTATCTGCAGACTTATATGTTGTAATACCACTAAATCCTCTTACGCAACCAGTAAAACCTGAAGTAGTTAATCCAGTATATGTAACTATCTCATCATCAATTTTTAATAATCCATAAGTTTCAGGAAATCCTGATGTGCCAGATGGATAATTGGATAAATCAACAGGAATAGTTGTATCAGAAAAAATAATATCTGACCCTAATCCAACATGATCAGTTAAATTGGTTAAATTATCAACTTTTACGTATTTGTCAATATTTTGTATTAAATCAGCAGGAGCACCTTGAAATTCTTGAGAGATGTAATAACTCTTAAGAAATTCAGAAACTAATGGAAATTCTGTTTGAACATATGTTGGAAGTTGATTCTCAACAACGTTTTGAAATTGGACCCTTTTTTCTGCCATGTTATGCTCTTACTAATGCTCCATTTTGATAACTTGAGCTTACAGTGTAACCTCCTCCAGCCGGATCCATTCCAGATGAAATTTCGTCAACAACTGTTTCAAAAGTACTGCTACCAATATCTAGTTGCAAATACAAATCCTGTAATCCAATTACATCATTTGATTTAGGGCATATTGACAATTCTATTATAGATTGTCCCTCCCTAATTTTAGCAGCTCGAATAACAATAGGATTTATTGTTATGACTCCACTTAAGTAATTGATTTTACCAACATTTCTCTTAACAATTTGAGGACTTAATGAATTTACATTGGGAAGTGTAAATAGGAAGAGAGATCCGGTTGCCCCAGAAGAATTAGGAATATCAGATATGTAAACTGGGTTAGGAACACCATCAACAACAAATTGACTGGACTTAACGTTAAATCCACCCATATTCTTAATATGAAAAGCATTACCAAATCCAATTGAATATTCAGTAATTTTATTCAATATCACTCGTAAATCCCTTCTCATTTGAACTGTAGTGATGTTGGATGTAACACCTTCTTGACTTTGGTCAACAATATTTAAAAACTTACTGTATTTAAATCTAGCACCATATCTATTTAACTCAGTTGATTCAGCATACTTAGTAGCAGAATTTTGAACTAAAGATGAAACTTCTGTTCCAGTTTGAGCAAGATTTGAATTATAGTAAATCTTAGAAAATACTTCAATATAAAGATATTTAAGATCTAAGATTTCGGGAACAATACCAGCAACAGAATATTTCTTCAATTTCATTTTAATGTTTTCTTTAATAATATTAGGAAGAAAATCACCTGTTCTTGGTTTAATACTAATAAAAACCTTTCCATATTGAGGTGGAACCAACTCTTCACCACCAAAAACCGAAATTGACTCTGTTTCTGGGTAAATTCTTGCAGGAATTAAAGATTCATAGTCTTGGGCGGATACTGCTCTATTTTGTGAAGCATATATTCTTGGAGCAAACTTTCTAATCGACTCCACAGATTCAATATTCTCACCACCAGTCGAAAATTCATTAGTGGTCATCAAAGAGATGCCAGATGTTACATTATAAAGCTCTCCATTTCTATCATAGGTAAGAGTTCCCGCAAAAGTCATCTGACCAACCCCATTACCAGTATCACCACTAGAAACGATGTAATCAGCAGTAATAAAATTACCTTCTTCTAATGCTTTTCCAAAAATACCGTCCCCAAAGAACAATTGATATCTTTCATCTTCAACTTCTTGCAAATAATAGGCTTTTGAGTTTTTATCAATGTCAAAAAGACTAGTTTGAGTGCTATATTTGGTTTTAGCAGTCGCCATTTCATTACTTTTGACATTTACTGCAATTAAATCAGTATCAATGCCAATATTTGGTAAAATAAACTTTTGATTTGGGTTTCTTGAGTTATATGTAAAGTTAGTATTTAAAAGAGTCCCCTCATAAACTAAAATATTGTCAAATTGAGCAACATTATTATAAACTGGAGACGTAATATCTTCTAAAATTGAAAAAACATAAGATTGATTACCAAAAGATCCCGCAGTAGTTGCTACAGTACCCTTTTTAAGGGTCAATGTTGATGGGGAAGGGATAATTTTTGTAGTGTCAACGAAAAAACTGATTGCAGAACGTGCTGATTTTCTAGAACGAGGTAAATATCCAATATTTCTTGCTAATGAAACTATATTTTCTCTTAAAGTTGCACTATCAATGAATACTTCATTAGTTACCATGTTGGCATTGTATGAAGTAAGGTAGGTATTATACGCCAATACGTCTAAAACAGTTGAAAGGTTAGACCCTTCAAAGTCATAATCAGTAAAATTTGCATTTGTTTGCAAATAATCTGTAAGAGTTGTTTTGATCTGGGCAAAATCCAGATTTGAAAAATTAACTAATGGCATTTTACCTATTTGATTCTAAAACGAATTCTAATTGTTGTGGTGGAACATCTGCTCCTATAATTTCATATACGATCATTATATCAAAAGTATTGTTGTCATAATCAGGAAATGCCTTTACTTCAATTAATTCAACTCTTGGTTCGTACTTTGATATTGAATGTGTAATTTCATCAACAATAATTGATGCCGTTACGTCATTTATATTCTCAAAAAGGCTTGCAGTAATTCTAGAACCAAAGTTTTCATCAAAAAACTTTTCCCCAGGAAGGGTAAATACGATATTTTTGACTGATCTAGCAATTGCGTTCGCATTTTTAAGCGCAATTAAATCTCTAGACAAAGGATTTGCCTGAAAAGTCATACTAATATCTTTAAAACCTTTACTGATCCTTTCTACAGGCATTGAATATGATGGATATTACAATTATATATTATTTATTAACGATTTTTAATCAAAATTCAGCGAGAGGAACGGATTCAGGGTCATAATCAAGTTTTAAATTGATATTTTCTGCAAATTCTTCATTTTCGGAGTCAAATAGTTCAGAATCGACCTTAAAATTATATTTTTTTGGAGTTATTTTGTCATTTGCAATTTCACGGAGCATTTTCTGTTCTAAATTTTCCATTTTTTTCCAAAATTATCGTCTCTAAGTCTATCTATATTAGCAATTGAAGCAATACTCATAAGGAGAATAAGAAAGGTGTTAGAAAGGCATCTAGGGGTCTTAGAAACACAATAAAAAAACGCCCTTGAAGGTATAAGAGCGTTTGAAAAGTTATTTTCCTTGTCCTCGATATTTTTTACGAGGGGGGTTACGGGATGTTGCTGCTTGTTTTGAATGTTTTCCTGTTCCCTGTCGAGTTTTTTTGGGTACGGGTTCTATATAACCATCAACTTTCCATGCAACTGCCTTTGCCATTTAATTTTTCTCCTTTGATTCAATTGATATTGTAGAGGTAAGACCTAAAGCTTTAAGTTTTTCTATTACTGACTCCTTCGAGGCACGAACCCGA